CACATGGAGCCAAGATCATTGACAGAGGGCGAAAAGAGATCGATTGAGTTTCTTTTCGATGATGTTGAGGTGTTCGACAATTATGCGACGGTGCATTGGAAGGGGAAGGCGTACATCATGGCGCCTATTGGTGATTCAAATGAGTATGCGTGTACGTCGTCGGATGTGTTGTTGACGGGCTATTCGTTTTCGGTGATTAGGGAGCGGTTAGATGTTTGTTGATATGCAGGTCGAGGTTAATGATAGTGGGGATATGTTTATTGGCTGTGATGGTGAATGGTATTATGTTCACGATCAGACTATTTCCGACTTTCTTGATTGGATAATTCATGACATGGCGGAGGACTAGCGTGCGTTCAATGTTGGACATTGTTGATGATATGAAGGATTGGCGGGTTTCTGACTGGGTTGCTGATCAGTTGCTTAATGGGAAGATGGTTCGCTTTTATCGTGATAGTGAGTGTTTTCATGTGTCGACTGGTCGTTCTGGTTGGGGTCAGTATCGGATTGTGAGTTTGGGTGAGATTCTTGACGGGAAAGAATGAGATAGTATTTAAAATAACAATAGATGAAGTGAACAAAAAGATTAATGTTGATGTGGAGGACGAGGATGATTCTTGAGCGCACGGGGGATAGCCGCTGGTACATGAAGCATGTGGGTCTGTGTGCTTCGGTGGATGAGTGGTGGTCGGTGTTGAGTTGCTACTTGGGTGTGTTTGATGAGCGAGTCTAGTGAGCCTGTGTATGAGTTGGGTTCGTGGGGTTGGTTGTGCGAGTTAGTGGGGGTGGATCCTGATGAGGATGTCGAGTTTTCTTTGTCGGACGCGTAGGTGTTTGCGGGCTTCTGGTATGCGGGAGGCTGTGACTGCTGGTGGTGCTCATATTTTGTATTGTGGGCCGTTGGCGATGCGTTTGATTAATGATTACACGTTGGAGACGTGGAATCCGTATGAGACAAATTCGGGGACGATCAAACATTACGATACTCATGAGCAACTTTGCGATGCGATGCTGCTTATGGGTTTAGAGAGTATGGGGGTTATTTGAGGATGTTTTATTTGAAGGACATGGCGTCGCTGCTTAGTCTTAAGGATCAGCTACCTGGTTACAGTGTTGTGGCTACTGACGATTTTATTGGGATTGATGGGATTGACTATCGCATTAATTGTTATGGCTGGCCTAATAACCGTATTACCGTGGAGGACAAGATTACGGGGCTGAATAGTATTAAGTCGTTTGGCCCGAAAGGGACGAAGAAGGCGAGGGCTCATTATCGGGAGACGCTAGAGCGGTTTGGCGTGGACACGTGTGCTCTAGACCACTCCACAGCGAGTTGACATCATTAGAACTCGAGCGCATTATTAACACATGAACGGGACAACGTTTATGGAAGGAAAGGAACTGAAATGAGAGTGAACGCGAAGGACAGGCAGTACCTGAAGGGCAACGGCTGGACCGAGGTCTTTGATGGCTCTTTCGTCACTGTTGACGACGGGTGGAACTATGAACTGGTTGTTGATGAGGACGGTTTGTACACACTGACGAACAAGGATCTTCAGGACGTGTATGACTGCTCCTACGACCTGAGGGAGATGATGATTGACTTCTATGCGTGAGGGATAGTGGTAGCAAGAAGCCCCGGGTGTGGTTGGTTCCACCCGGGGCTTCTTGGTTTATTCGTTAGGGCCTCTCTGCGCGGGCTGCGAGGTGTTCCCAGGCAGCTTGTGTGGTGGGGCCCCAGATGCCGTCATCGTCTACTCCGAGGGCTCTCTGAATGGATTCGACGACCCGATCGTGAGCGGCTTCTGAGGCGTCGCCCCAGATGCCGTCTGCCTCTGTGCCGATGATGGCCTGGGTGGCGGCTACTCCTTCGGGGAAGTGGTTGCCTGCCCAGGTGGAGGCTGCTACGACGAGGTAGAGTCGCCGTTCAGTGTCGGGTCCGAGGACGTTGTCGGGCTCGGCGCCGAGGGCTCGCTGGACGCCGGTGATGTCGCTGGGGCCGGTTTCGGCTGGTCCTACAGCAGTATCGACGACGCGGATGCCGTAGACGACGTCTTCCATGTCGCGGGTGCGGGCTGCGACGTACCCACCATTGCCTTGGGAGCCGCCTGTGCCGGGGGAGGTGTTGCCCTCGTAGGTGTCGATGTATGACCCGTAGGGGGCGGTGCGAGCGATTCCGATGTGGTCGGATTCGCCGTCTCCCTGCCAGTCGAAGGTGACGAGGTCTCCTGGCTGGACGTCCCATTTACTGATGAGAACGCCGCGTTGGCGTGCCTCGTTTTCGCGTCCGGGGACGTAGGCGCTGAGCCAGTTGATGCCGGATTGGAAGAGGACCCAGGAGACGAACATGTCACAGAAGGGGACGCCGCTGGCTCCGAAGTAGGCTCCTTTGTATTGGGCGTACCAGCGCCCGTATTTGGAGCCTGCTTCGGGGTCGTCCCAGCGGGAGTATCCGACTTCTGCTGCGGCGGTGTTGAGTATGTCTTGACGGGTTGTCATTAGGCTTCGTGCTTTCCGTCGGGGCGCTGCGGGACGTTGCCTGCGGCGACTCCGAGGACGGCGGAGATGACGAAGTTGATGGCTGCGATCTTGTCGCCGTCGAGGAGTCCCCATACTCCGAGGGCGACGCTGATGGCGAAGAAGACGCCGTATAGCCAGAGGCGTGTGCTGGGGTTGCCGAGGAATTTCGGGGGCGTGGGCGTGATGGGCTCGCTCATTATTTGCTCCTTAAATAGGTTAGAATTTCAGCAATTTGGCGATTTTGGGCGTCTATTGATGACCCACCATGATTGGGTTTGACGTGGTATTGCACGTCTCTTATTTTGTCTTCGATGTCATCTAGACGCTCCAAAACGCCAGGCCGCTCAGGAGTTCCCTCCCAGGCTTCTAGCATACACGACATATGGTCGAGGTATCGACTGATGCGGTAGATGAGGCGGCCTATGACGCCGATGATGGCAAGACAGCCTGTTACTACTGCTATGTCGATTGTGAGTTTAGGGATTTCTATCATCGTACGAATATCTCTGCGAACATGTTTCGGGTTTCAGGTGAGTCGGAGAAGAGTCGCCCTTTTCGGTACACGGTGCGCATGATCGAGAGCACTTTGTCGCCGTAAAGGAGCAGCCTTTCACCTTCTCTGAGGTCTGTGACCTTATAAGCCCATCTTACCTGGGGTCCGCGGGGAGTTCTTTTCTGTGCGAACCAGGTGCCCCCGTCGGTCCAGATAGAGACAGTTCCCTGTGGAGTGCGGAGCGTGAACTGGTACTGTGCTTTACCGGTTTTCTTCATGACGAAGTCGTCGTAGTTGTCGGCGAACTCGTTGTTGATGGAGTAGTCAGCATAGTCCTCGGCGTAGTTGACGACGAACGAGCCGAACCGCGTATGCGCAACCTCGTTCGCGAACTCCTTGGAGTCGACAAAGTCGGTGACAATGAACCCGTCAGCGTGACGGCTGATGCCCTGCTTCGGCTCGATGTGGAACCGAATGAAGTATGGGTTCATGATGGACACCGAGTTAGAGAGCATCAGGCACCGGACGCGGTCCTGGTAGCGGTCTACCGTTGAGTAGAAGTCCATGAACACCTTGGCCTCGTCAGGCAGGTAGCGTAGGCTCCCCTTGTCGATGATGAACTCGTCGAAGATGATTGTGTACACGTTCGGGTATGCGATCGACTTGTTGGCCTGGGCGGTTGACAAGGGGATGAAGTACCCGATTGTCTCCCACTTCTTACCAACTCGGCGCTGAGCGAATTGTCCCTCTACCCGGAATTCCTGGTCGGGGAACTCTTGCTGAATGTCGGCGAAGAACGAGTTTCTACCTTTGAGTTCTGTCTTGTAGCGGCGCAGGTAGATGAACTGCTGGCCTTTCTCGATCGCGTTTTTGATGACGATCTTCTTGGCCCCGTAGGTTTTTCCGAGACCTCGGGCGCCCATGATCATGTTGTAGACGCCTCCGTAGGAGAGGACGTTCGAGAATGAGTAGTATGAGAATTTCTTTTTAACCATGACGCCTTACCGTCCACCATGCAGTGCCCGACAACATTCCAATGTTATTGATGTGAGGGCCGGGCCCGTCACCACCATGCCCGATCGTCTGCCCGGGGCCTACGAACATTTCTACGTGGTCCGTGTGTGGGTAGCCACCACCCCAAGACATGACAATAACATCACCGGGTTTAAGCATCGCCTGCTGGGCAGCGCTCATAGCGCCGCGCCCGCGGGGGATAACTGCTGTGCCACGGTTATACATGTCCCCCGTCCACGTGCCAGGGTTGATGCCTGACGTGTCCATGTACGCCCTGTAGATAGTGGAAGAGCAGTCTCCAAAACCTGACCTGTCAGGATCGAGACGCCCTGGCGCCTGCCGGTATCGGAATTTCATGATGCGTGATTTCATCCAAGCCAAGGCTTTAGCGCCAGCAGAACCATCACCAGCGCCACCACCGCCACCACCGCCACCGCCACCGTCACCGCCGTCGGGGGCAACCTGTGGGACGTTAACGTCAAGGTCCTCAACAGCCCCCGGGATAACGCCTTGCCAGTAGTAATGCCCGTTCGCACTGTGAGCGGGGACATATGTCTGCCCTACCCACAAGTCCATTTGCCCATAGTTGCCCTCCTGGAGGACAAACTTACGGTCAGATGTGCGGATCCGCTGTTGGCCGTTAGCACCAACCTGGATGCCATTGCCTGCAGGCTGGGTGCTTCCAGATAACTGTGAACCAACACCCGAAGTGTCACCACTCTTGATGATTGCGAGAGCGGTGTTATACCGGTTTGCGTAGCGACCGAGCACGCCATCGGCCATGATGGCTTTGTGCATTTGGTCGAGGTTAAGACCTGCCCCGTAGTTGTTGATGATGCGCATGGCTTGCCTGGGGGACTGGTGGTACGCGCACGCCCACATGATGAACGCCTCGGTGTTGTTGTCAACATCCATGCCCAGCGACTTTGCAACGTTAAGGTATTTATCTAAGTCGGCGAGCATCAGGTTGTCTTGCACCACAGGCAGTTTAACCAGGTAGGGCTGTAGCCAGGCCCCGTCGGAGCGGTACACGTAGTATGAGTTCCATGACGAGTCGGTTGCTGGAACGGTCTTGATGCGATTGACGAGTGTGTTGTTGACCCCATCCCAGACGGCCTTGTTGCGCTGGTAGTACTCTGCGAGCAGTCCGGCGGCACGGGTGCCGAACCACTGTCCGATTCCGATGGTGATTGGGTCGTTGTAGTTGATTGCATCGTATTTGAGACCCGACTCTACGGTCCCAATAACCTTAATAGCGATTTTCTTATTCTTTTCGTTCCACGTCATAAGTGAGCCTCCCACTACAATTGTAGCAGGAGGCTCACTTATGTTAGCGCGTCAGTTCGGGGGCTCGACGCCAGCGGTATGTCTTGTCAATGTATGACTTCAGGTTGTTCGCCTGGTTCTGTCCGATGTCGTATTTCCACCAGCCAACATAGTCGATTGTCCCCTTATACGGTGCGTAAAGGCTGTTGTCAGTCTTTGCGTAGCCGTCACCAACAAGGAACGCAGCGGGCTTAGAGTCAAACCCCGAGACAGCTGCGTTCTGCGTCTCATCATTCAGCGTGATTGCAGCACCGCTAGCGTTTCGACGGATAGTCAAGAAGTTCGGGGCACCTCGGAGCAGTTTCGTGAAGGTTGCAACTTTCACGCTCTCTTCACCGTTCCCGAAAACCTCAACAATGCAGTTGTTGCCCTGGCACTTGACGCGGAAATACTGTCCACCACCCTGTTCACGCCAACCGATCGGGTCAATCTCATTGCTCACAACATCCGGAGTAAACATGAGCGCAAGCGTGAAACCACCACTAATAAAATGCCCAGCCGTCGGCTTCGTGTAGGACCAGTCGTTTGTTGCGGACACGTTTGACACCTCGCCACCCGTGTAGAGCGCAGCACCTCCAGTGATGTTGCGGTTCTGGATCGGCACGTAGTTAGACCCAAGACCGTGTACGCGCGCATTGGCGTTGTACTTAGCGCCACCCCAACCATTCATCGGGTACCCGTTAAAGTTGGAGTCCCACAAGGGGGACATGATCCACTCAGCAGTGTTCTCTACACCCGACACAAACACCTTGTCTGTGGACGCAGACCACTGCCCTTTGATCTGGAACGACACCATCACACTGTTTGTGAAGTCATTCGGAACGCTCTCGCCAGGCGCACTGTCAGCCCATCCACGATCGGGCCGCCACGTCTGCGTCTGTGTAACCCCAAGGGGCGCCTGCCAGTACAGGCGACCGTTCTTGTAGCCAACGATCGTACCCTGCGCCTTACCACTAGCCCTGTCAGCCATGGCCTGGCCGAGCGCGCGAGCGCCGCGCGCAGAGTAATGGATGCCAACCTGCTGGTTGCCATCAATACCATCCACGTCGTGTGTGTGCCCGTAGGGGCCAGCAACCCACAGGATGTTACTACCGTTGTCCATGGCTTTCTGGGCCTGGATGATGTCGTTGCCGCCAGGGGCGATCTCAGCCCAGTCAGGCGGGATGCTCCCAATCAGAACCTTCATGTTCGCAGCCTCAGGCAGCGTCTTGATGGTGTTGATAATGGTGTTGGTGTTCTGTGTCCACTTCGCGCCGCCACCACGGGAGACCGCGTCCGCCTCACCCTGCACGTACAGGAGGTGGCTGATGCGCACGGTGCCCTGCGCGCCAGCCTTGTTGATCGCCGTACTCAGTTGCTTCTTGAACTCGCCAACCCATCCAGCAAGACTGTCTGAGTTGGCACCACCCCAGGCTCGGTTGACGATGAGGTACTTGCGCCCAGGGCTCAGCTGCTCGTTGGCGATCATGCGCTTGGCGAACGAAATGGCGGGGCCGACACCATAGGACTCACTGAAACCGGCCGTGAGTGGGTCGCGAGCAATGTCAAAGCGCCCGTCAACGGTTGCTGTCCCTTCCGCGTAGTAGGCGAGAATGCGAGAGTCGCCCTGGTCAAACTCGGTGACAGGATACCCCGACCCGGCAGCGTTGGACTGTCCGTAGACGGCGATGATGTCAATGCCCTGCTTGAGGTTTTCGGCGATCGCGGTATCGATTTCACGCTTGCCGTCGGCGATGTTCTTGCTGACCTCGGTCTTGAGTTCACCAAAAGCCTGGTCGCCCCAGGCTTTCGTAGCAACATCCACGGTGCCTCCACCGGCTAGTGGGGCGGTGATGGTGCGGCCGTCTGCGCTGCGCGTGAAGGTTGCTGTCACAACCTTGTCCTGCATGGCCTTGATTGCGGCGAGCATGTCGGAGCGCTTCGCCTCAATCTCCTTGTTCCACCCATCGTGGGTTTTCTCCATCTCGGCGATAAAGGTGGAAACTTTCTCGTTCATCTGAGCGATGATCTTTTTCTGCTCCTCGCCAAACACGCCAACATAGTCGATCGTCTCGGACACGGCGCCGCGAATTCGCTCGAGAACTTCTAGGTATGTGAGCCCGTCGCGATAGGTAAATGGGGTGATGTTGTTGACGCGAGAGTCCTGAATTCGCCACATCGCCCGATCGATCTGATTGATGATGTCGTTAATATTAGGCATAGTAACCTCCGTAAAGTGGTGAGTGTGTGAGCGGACGGTCAACATCCCACACGCCAAGGAAGAGATCCCGCAGCTCCTCAATGACAAAGTTGTCTACGTTAACCAGTGTACCTCGGTACTGAGCGATCATCTGAGCCTTGCTTCCGCGCTGCTGAGACTCGCTGCTCTGGTTGTTGTCGTAGTGGCTACGGGAATTCGTGCTACCCGAGGATGTGCTTGTGCTTTTATTAGTGTTCTCGCTCGTGGCGTCAGACAACGATGATGCGTAGTCGGCGTTACCGGCAAGGCGCGTCTGGGGCGTGTCTGAGGCTACGGTTCGACCCTTGCTGGTGCCCGATCCGGTGCCGTTGCTGGCGTTAGTGTTGGTGCCGTCGTTGCTAGAGTCTCCCCACTGTCGGGTCTTGTTGGTTGAGATGCCGCCGTCGAGTGGGTCAACATTTTGGAGTTCTGCCAGGTACATACGATTGTATCGAGGCATAATAAGGTCCATCCTGAGTTCGAGGCGCCAAATGAAAATGTCGATCGTCTCATGACCTATTTCATTGAGCCAGAACTCCCGTTTAATGCGGGAGTTCAGTTTCTCGCGATAGGCCTCATCAAAAATCTCGTAATTATCCAGTCCCCAGTGCCCCTTGGTAATGGCGTCAACATCTTTAAGCCTGAGCGTGTGCGTCGGCATCGTCTCCTCCTAGCTGCGTGATGTTCTGCATGGCAAGCATGTCATTCAGATCGGGTGTTGCGTTATCGTCTACTGCCCAGGTGCAAGACACATTGAGGCCAAACTTAGCGTTGATCTGTTCACACGCCAGCTCGCGGGGCTTCATGAACTGCTCTCTAGAGGCAAGCACCTGGCCAGAGTTTGCCGCTGCTTCCTCGACAACCATGCGCTCACGCTTCTCAGAGTTGACGTTCATGATTCCCAGCATCGTGAGGGCCTCACCCCAGATCTTCGCCTTAGACTCCATGTGCTTGATCGAGGAAACCGCGCCAGCGCCAGCGTTCTGGTTGAGTGGGAAAACCCCGATCGTGTTGGCGAGGTTATCCATCGCAATGCTCTCGGTCCCCCAAACAACGGGTTCACCGTCATAGATCTTGGAGATGACGTTGGTTATGGTTTGCCTCTGGTCGTTGCTGCAGGCAACAATCATGGGGTTGCGTTCGTTGAGTAGATCAATCTCGATGGTCCTGTCCACGAGAGCGAGTCGCTCGGAGTAGATGCGGACAACATCGAGATCACTGACCCGTGTTTGGTTTCCCCAGATAGTGACACTATCGGCGGCGGCAACTTCTCGCGAGTAGATGCCGTTGCGGGTGACAATATACTTGACGGGGTTGTCCTGGATGTCGAGTACGCCCGAAGGAGTGGCGGGCATAGACATAAAGAGTTCCAGTAGGGTGTCAAAGTAGAACACACTGAACCCATTATTGAAAATGGTTTTCTCAATGAAGCGGGGGTCAATGTCGTTCGGTAGTCCCTCCCACGTAAATCTTGACATGCACTTCCCCATCAGTTGGCGAAAGTACATGTTCTGCAGAATTGCTTGTCGATTCTCCGCACTACTTGATGTTAGTGCGCCCGGCTTCCCATAGAACTCTCGAGACACAAAATCAGCCTGCTTGCTCACCTAACCACACCTCCACACTACTGTCGGTCTTATTCTTTCGCACGTTGGCTGTTCCAATATAAGAGGGGTCTCGCCACACCGTGACGCCTTTCTCAAATATACCACGTACAGTGCCCTTGAAAGCCTCGGGAATGTCGGCCTTCTCCAAGTAACATTCCGTCAGTTTCCAGTACGTGAAGTACTTCATAAGCGACAGGTGAGTGATGCGCACCCACGTGTTCATGGCATAACCGTAACGCATCCAGTACTCACCAATACGAGTCATAGCATTGCGGGACAGCTGACGGACTCGACAATCGAGATGAATGCCGTACGCAGTCATAGGGGTGACCGTCCCCTGAGTCTGCCCAATAACACTCGGGGGGATCACCTGAGTGTCCTGAACCTGCGCATTAATTGCGGCCACAGCGTTTTCATAGTCACCATTCGCAGAGAACTGTGCCAACTCATAGTTCGTGTCGCGCACAGTCCTCTGCTGCTGCTGGCTGATCTGAGAGTGTCCCGAGGCCAGCTGGTTCTGGATGTTTGCCTGAGACTGTGCCTGAGAGTTGGAGATCATTGCGTTCACATGCGCAGTCGCCATCTGCCCAAGACCACTACCCACAGCTTGACCGTTCAGCCCGATAACACCCCCAAGCGCCTGCATGCCGCCCTGGGCGGCTTGCACGGTGGCGCGCATGTTGTTGTAGCGGGACTGCGAGTCGGCACTCGCACTGTTGCCCCACATCGTGTTTTCGGCACCAGCCTGAGTTGCTGCGATCCCTGCGTTGGCGATGTCTCGGCTGGCTGTTGCCGCGCGCTGTGCGCGCCGCTGCTGCCAGCGGGCGCCGTTGTACTGCTGGGCGATCGTGTGAGCGTTTGAGGCCAGGTTGTTGAGCGCGGAGTTGTTGAGCACTGCGAATGTTGGAAGACTCTGGTACCCGGTCGTAGCGTCAAATTCCTCGCCTGTTAGACGCTCATACTTGTTAGGGTTGTCTGCGTCAACAACGTTGCTAGTGACGAGATAGTTGTTCCAGTTAACTGAGAACAAAATCTGCGGGTTCGGTGGCGCGATGTGCGCCCACATGGTAATACCAACATGGACATCATCAATTGCCTCGGGCATAACCTCAAGGGGGTTTCCCGTGTATGTGGTGAGTTCAAGAATTGCGTACGGGGAAGTTGCGAATTTTTTCAACTCGCTGAAGTCGGGAGACAACATGTTCATGATTGCCTGACGGAAATCCTCATGCGTCATGTAAAACATTTTCTTGTTGTTAATTGATTTAGGGCTACGCCAAACAGCCGCCCCAAGATTAACCGTACGAACACTCTCCTCACCGAAAAGCCCCTTAGGAACCAAATACACAGACCCAATCCCCTGAGAGATCCACGGATACGATGACAAATACTCCATCCCCTGGAAAAATCCGTCGGCTGTCGTCGCCCATATGTCAACGGCATTCGGCAGACCCTCAAGAGCGGACCCTGTCGCCATGGACACACTCGGATTCTGCTTATCCCCATACGGAGCATCCAACTTGATCGTGGACGTCACCAGGACATCATAATTCTTCTTCGACACATCGCCCAGAACCTTACGATAAGCGCGAGTTACCAGGTGCTGGCCGCCAAGGTCAACGCCTTCAGGCTGGTTCAACCACTTGCGCCCATACTCTTCGAATGAGTTCTTGGCGGCAATCCCCATATGCCCCCGCTCAAGGTACGCGCGGCCGAACTTCACGCGATCGTAGTACGTCGTCCAAACATCTAGCTGAAGCGTCAGCAGCGTGGTCCCCGGATTGACGTACTGCACGTCCGTGATGAAGTAGAAAAACCTTGTAGGCACATATCCAGCATCAAACGCCGACGAAGGCCTCCCGGGATTCGTTGCCATCGCATAGTTAAACTGAACCGCCCTAGAAAAAGGCGTAGGCACTCGCACAGGCCTACCCTGCGCCAAGTAGGTCATACCATCCATGCGCACGGTCTGAGAGTGCTCAAATGACTCAACATAGTCCTTCGGAGACCCGTAACGTCCCCAGTCGATAATATCCCTATACGTATTGTCGAACGGGACATTAACTAGCCTAAGCACCGACCCGGCAGACCACACCGAGTAATCAAACGACAGCCCCGCCCCAGTCTCAGGGGGCATCTCATTTATCTGACTCATAACTCCTCCACAAGCAAATGGAAGCCGCCCACCACCCCATTTGGGATGGTGGGCGGCTTATGAACACAGTCTATCAGGAGACTGTAATTGTGGTCGAGGCCGTCAACGGCTTGTGGCCGTCAGCGCCCGGATTATCCACAATCACCCTCACAGTGATCTCAGTGCCCGCAGCCTCGTCATCACCAATCACCAGCGTGTTGTTGAAAACGCGGGTCTTCTTGCTCTTCTGGCCAGAGATCGACCAGCTAATCGCGGGGTGAATACCCGCAGCCAGCGGCGTCTTCCAGTCGATCTCAAGAGACCGAAGTGCACCAGGCTTCGGAGTCACATTGTGCTTACCATCCTGGGTACCCACCTTGATGCCCTGAATCTCCGCATTCTTCGCGGTCTGGACCGTAATCTTGGTCTCAGGCTTAGTGCCGAACGCGATCGCAGGCGTGAACGGGGACAGGCTCAGGATGGAGTGGTGGTGCAGCCAGTAGTTGTTGTAAAGACCGTCAGGATTCTCCATGGAGCGATTCTCCACAAAAACGTCCTTAATAAGGAAAAACTCCTTCGTAGTCAAAATCGCAGAAACACCATCCAGCTGAAGACTCTCATTCGGAACCGTAATCACATGCGAAGGCATGCCAGCCCGCTCCTGATTGAAGGCCGCCGCCAGAGACGTCACATTGATGTTAGCCTGAAACTCTGGCGTTGCAATGATAACCAGATTCTCGGGCTTAGCGAACGACGGCACTCCCTTGGCGTTATAGGCGCGCGTCGGATACATCATCTTGTTCGCAGCAACCTGAAGAGCCTTGATAGCAGAATCAGTCTGGTCCTTGTTAGAGACCAGAACATTCAGATCAGGGATCTGGACGTGGAAGAAGCCATGAGTCTCCTCGTACTCACGAATCAGGGAGCACATCTCAAGAAACTCAGACCATTCGTCCGACGTAGAGACTGCCGCCATCATCCCAGACACGAGGTTAGACAGTCCAGTCTCGTTAAGAAATGCTCGCCGCAACTCGACCTCATTAATCGTGATCTTAAACTTCTCGCGACGGTTCGTGGTGTGGAAGGCACTGTAGGATCGCGTCCGGGCCTGGCCAAAGACATCCTTCTCCAGAGAGTCCCTGTTGGGGTCATAGAGCGTGGGCTTCACCAAATCGAGGTGGACCTCTTCGATGGTGTCCGCGAAGTCCATGAACCCCTGCTTGAACACCGCGAGGGGGTTCTTCCACACCATGTCACGCACGATCGTGGACCCGATCCGGTTGATGAGAGAGTCCATGAAAAGGTTCCGAGTAATGTTATCCGACATGATGTTGGCCAGCGTGTCGTGAATATTGGCCTTAGTCGCCTCGGGCACCATTTCCTGGTACTCACGTCGAGCGTCAGAGCGAATTGCGTTAGCAATGTCGACGTTGTTAAGGTCATCGCGAAGATTTGGCATATTTTCTATCCTTACTTAAAAAGGTCGTTAATTGACTTAGGCTTCCAGTTCCCATCAGGAACCTTACTCTGAGAAGAGTTGTCTGTGGCGAAAAGCCCCCCTAATCCTGACAGGGACTTGCCAATAGATCCAACATCCTTCAGCGTCTGCTTAGCATCATCCAGGTCCTTACTATCATACCCCATCTCATGCGCAAGAGCCTTTCCCGCGTCCTTGACAGCAGTCCCCGCGGTCTTGGCGCCCTCAATGCCAATATCGGCCACACCACCAAGAACCGCCTTAGCATCATCAATATCCCCCTGAATAGCACCCTTCATGTCCGAATAGTTCATCTCCTTTGACGCGGGAACATCATCCCCAGCAAAAGGATTCCCCGTCTCGCGCTCAGTAGGCGTAGTCATCTCACCAAGGCGCCCCTCCAACTCGCTCTGAAGAGCCGAAACCTTATCCCCGAACACGCTAGTCAGATGATCCCACGCCGCCTTCGTGTCCTTCCACGGATCCTCATCCTCAGCCTGAGCGCTCTTCGGGGCTCCCTCATACAGGTTACCGTCCTCAGGAGAAACCGCCTTCCCATCACCATCACTATCACCCGGGTCATAGACGGCGGTTCGCCCCTCCTTCGGGACACCCAGGCGATCCATCTGCTCGTCCGTCAGCCCCTTGAGAGCCCTGTTCTTCCTCTGAGCCAATTCCTGCTGATAATCAGGATTGGCGAGACGGTCCTGCTTGGCCTGCTGCTCCTCGGGGGTCAGCTTATTCCGCTCACTACGGGCAGCCTGCTCCGCCTTGGCCTTCTCCATGCCCTTGGCGTTCTTTTCATCCTCAGCCTTCTGCTCGGGAGTCTTGCTCTCGAATAGAGACCCGATGTTCCTGCCAATATCCTTGAACGTGTCACCCCAGGACTTGTTGTTTACGTGAGAGTTGGTTTTTGCCTCGGTTCCGGCAGTATTGCCGTTCTTCTCCCTCTGTGCGTTAATCTCTTTAACGAGTTCCGCATTCTTTCCCATGTCTCCTCCAATGGCGATAGGCTGGAAGCAATACGCTTCCAGCCTATCACAGTACCCAATATCCAGATAGTGCTAGCAGGGGGTGCTAACCCGTTCCGCAAACGGCCCAGTTCATTAGGTCGCATCCCGTCCGCGGGCCCCTAGTCACGCCTCTGGCTTGGGAGCATGCTTGGCGACATAGTCAATAATCGCCTCCTGTACGAGGTCCGCCGTGTCACGGCGAAGAACCCAATGCAGATCCTCGATGTCCTTAGCGACAGCCTTCTCAATACGATACTTAAAAGTAGCCTTAGTGCTAACCGGACGAGCCATCTTAACCAACCCTTTCACATGGCTTCAACGTAAATGTTGTGTTTCTAAGAACCGTTCCACCAGGAACTCTTACAGGAATAAGTTTACCATCCCACTGTCCCCCATTCAACATATCGTCAAATGTGAGTCTCGCAGCAACGTTGCGAGGCAGCCCCGCAATATGCACGTCCATCTTACCACCAATCTCCTCAGCATACTGCTTCGCCCTGACATACACACTACGCGTAAAGACGCCCTCATGCTTCCACGCACCTAGTTCAACAGGATCCACCCAAAGCCCCTCAGGGGGAGTAGTCGGACCAACTAGATGCAGCGAATCAGTATCCGCGTACGCGAAAACTGGGTACACACTCTGTGCTGCTGAGATTGTCTTCAATCTCGCGTAGGCTGTGATGAAGACACCCATTGGCGTGTAGACAGGATCGCGAAGTTCCATCTCATTCATCTTCAGGCTCACCCGATTGTCCTCCATGACGGGGTGCTTTCCTGTGATGTCTGGGTTGGTCGCGAACTTGCCATACAGGCTGTTGAGGTGGAGTTTCGCGATTTGCCTCAACCCTCCCGTAGAGTTCTTTTTAATCTCCATGAAATGATCAACATACTCATCAAAGAACCCGTGTGAGCCCCTGAACTCAAATGTACCATTCCAGGAAAGAATTTTAAGGTCATAGTGCTTCTTCCACAACTCAATATCAATATTTGTTGCCACCACTGTTGTAGGGTGAGGAACCTCAGTCAGATATTGCGTGGGGTTAAAAGAGAGGTTCTTCTTAATCTGAATACACGGAATATGATCAGGCTTAATCCTCGCCACGAACGTGATCGATGAAACGTACAAAGGCCTATCAGTAATCGGAGGACCCGCATTAAACACCGGCTCCCCATACGGCAGCAACGCCGTCCGCATCACACTCGGATACAAAGAGTTCACGTCATACACACTACCCTCACCATTCAATTTCCCCGTGTAGCGCTTGTCCGCATACGTAAAACCACCACGGTAAGCCTTCCGGATCTCACCATCAATCTCGGGGGAGAGGATCGGAAAACGCCGCACAAACAATTTACCGGTCATCTTCTTGTACGTATAAAGAGAATCAGAACCCGCCGTCAGACGCGTCATCTTCTCATTGAACTGAACCTCGAGCGCCTGAGCAACGATCGCCACGTCATTGCGCTGATACCGCCTCTCCTGCTCTGTAGGTATATAACCCACAGGCCTAAACATCTCATAGTCAATCTCCAATTTCTGGTCATGTAAGTTAAATGCTTTCGCAATCGCCGCCACCGACATCGGGAGTTTCTTGTACGAATCACGAAACTCAACGCGATACCCAGTCTCAAACACCACTGTGACACTATAAAACTTGCCCATGCGAGAGATTAGCGACGTGAACTGCCCAACTCCTGGCGCATCTTTCGTCCAGGTGTAACCATTCCGCAGCAGCCAGTCAATAATGAAACTACCGTCGAAAGCAAGATTGTGAAAGTAAATATTCGCCGCGCGCTCTGCCACATGATGCATAAACCCGTCAATCGTCGTGCCATCAAAATAGTTATCAAGTTTACCAACCTTAATGATGCCCCATGACCATACCCTACAATCCTCCTCTCTCGTAGTAGTCTCAAAATCCGCGACAAAATTAGGGACCCTCTTATGCGAACGCTTAGCGCCGCTTCCCCTTACGTCGCTTATTGACTGGCGAGGCACTGAAATCGTCCTCCGGCTTAATCTTAATCGACTTAATTTCCTTCAGGAGAGACTTAATTGAAGACCCCGCATTCTCATACTCGTCATACCAAACATCATCCCCCGCACGACGACTATCAGCATACCCCTCCTTAGCAGCCTCATACATAAGAGATAGCTGATTAGAGAAGTCACCATTAACAGTCCACATCAACCACAACACATCGTCCGGAATATCAGTCAGCACATCATACAACTCAGGATCCCCAATAGCATCCAACATCGCAGCAATCTGCTGTTTCGCAGAAGTCAACCGCTTAGACTTCGCCTTCTTCGTTAATGACGCCTCAATCGACTTCGCCTTCTCCAACATTCCAGCCGCATCCTCAAAATTCGAAGAACGCTTATCCGGATTCATGCGCTCAAGAGCATAGTGAGAGCCACCAGGAAGATACTGTTTCTTTGGCCTAAAATCTCGAATCCAGTCTCCAACCGTCATGTCACCCATATAAGGAAGTCTTGTCCCACTAACACTTCGTTCATACCGATCAATATCAGCATTATAGCGTAAAACAGCCTCCCGGTATCTTCTAACAGTTTTGGCTGGAATAGGAGCACCATTCTTATCGCGGTAATACCAAACGCTGCTAGAATTGTTAAACTCACTAAGACGTTCCAATTCCTTCGTAGCATTCTTCAACGTCACCCTTCCAACAGCAGACTTACCAATAGGGTCAAACTTCGTACCCCGAATATCAGCACCATCATCCGACGTCGCCATCTTATAAATCTTCCGCACCGCACGATCACGCTCAATCTGAAGCAAATCGCGCGCCCTCTCAAGATCACTCCGATACTTCGCAGACCGAACCTTCACCCTAGAAGCCTCTGCCCCCAAAGTATCCGGCACATCCGGAACACTCAAATCAACAGACGAAACAAAATCCCTGATCGCGCCAGCAGTATTCCGCACATGCTTAGCACCCCGCTTAAACTCGCGATAATGCTTACCCCAATGAGACTTAACCAAAACACCAAACCCCCTGCCCCCTGATAAGGGGCAGGGGGCCTAGCAATTCTACCTCAGGACCTCACGCCAACGACACAGTCGTGTACTCACGACCACGACCCGACTTCGCAGTCCCAACCTTCACCGCAACCGGCTCAGGCCACTCCTCGACCGGACCCAGAATATCAATCAGGCGCTGAACCTGAGACACAACCGTCTGAGAAGAAGTACCATAAGCGTTCCCCTCCTTATCCAGAACCGTGATCGCCTTACGAGTCTCAACCTCACCAGTATCAATATCAGTCACATCATCCTCAGTGATCACAACATTCGCGATCTCCACAGTCTTACCACGCAGCTCCTTAAAAGAAACTGCAGCGTTCTGAGCATTGAAGAAAGCCTTCTTGCCAGCGAAGTCATCCTTAAGAGAAGAGTAAACAATAGCCATGATCATTCCTTTCGATCTAGTTGAATTCCATTCAGTCCTGGTATTACCCGCCCAGCCGGGAATCTCAGAAAAGAGCCAACTGCTCTTTATCATCCGGCACCAGCCAACGATCCTCATCATTAAAACCAGCACACACAACCTGCTCAACCGTCATATCATCACCATAATACTGACGATTAGGATTCGCCTGCGAACTAAAGAACGTAAATCCAGACCCAGTATTCCGGACCGTACACTTCAAATTAGTCCCCTCAATATGATACATAACAGCCGACGGATCCGCAGTCCGATAAGCCGTAGCCATCTTAACAACCGGATCCAATGACGCACCATAAATCCTCACGCGAAAACCAAGCAAAGCACAGCCAACAAAGCCATCCACAACAACCAACCCCCAATCCGAGGCGCAGCCTTCGCAACAATCATCCCACCAGCCACACCGAGAGCAATATCGCCCTTACTAAGCCGACGCCCAGCATCACGCACATCACCGTAAGTGTAAGGTTCAAGACCGTTTCGAGCAATGAACCGCTCGCGCTCAACCTCCTCAAAACCCATCTCCTGATCCATCCAAAGCCACTCGCCATTAACGTTCTGCCACATTTCATCTTCACTCCCCAACAAACCAGTCGTAGATGTAGCCAAGAGTCACCGACTGATCAAAATATCTGACCTCATCAGAACTCGACACCCAATATCCACCATACTGTTCGTCCCTCTCAATAGTAATCATCTCAGTCCCTTTCAGTTCCGTGCGGTTCGTTCCCGCTCCGTTCATGTA